CCCCAAAAGAAAAAACCCCGCCCGGTTTCCCGGACGGGGCGAGTCGGTAGCCCAAAGGACTAATTCAAACTACCAACATCTAACATCGGTTCTCACATAGTATCCATAGAGGTCATAGATCGGCGTCGAAGTGCAGGTGTGACTTATCCGATGATAGTAATTCGGATAGGGCTCGACAATGGGAGTCCCTGCCCTATAGAGTTCCGGCAGCGCCCCGCCATAGTCGACAACTTCCTTTTGCTTTGAGGCGCATCCAACCAAAAGCGCCCCCAACATTGAGGCGAAAAATATTTTTTTCACGCGCCCCCCTTTGAGTTTTTCTCAACTTGTTTTTTTATTTTTTTCAAACTTTTGACCATGGCTTTAAAGCCCTCAACTTTTGCGGGTTCATTCTCAACGTCCCAAGCGCCCGTCATCCCCTCTAAACAACTTTGAATAAGGCCGTCGAGTTCCTGAATTATGATTTTATTTTTCACTTGAAACCCCTTGCTTGAGTCCTGCCCGGAACGCATGACGATAGACACTTACTAAAAATTTGTGGGTTTCAATGTCTAGTTGAATGACCCAATCAGGAAGCCCCAAAGCTTCCGGACAACGGAACGCAAAGCGCCCCGTTGAACGATAGATGCGCCCCTCGGCGTATCCCTGCCCGTGTCTAAACCCTGAGTCTGCTATCATTTCAATTTCAAAAGCTCTTAATTTCATAAAATATTCCTTTGTTTTTTCGGTTGAGTTTTTTCAAGTTCCGAGAACGGCAGCGAAAAAATTGTTTTTCCTGCTTTGGTTCCGTTGTGGGTTTGGCAAATCAATTTTTTCTCGTCTAGGTCGATAGTGTATAGATACTCAATGTCACCATGAATTGTGTCGGTTGGTTCATACGCCCCAACCTTCCAATTGTATCCGGGCGAGTTGATAATATCTTGATACTCTTCGCGCCCCTGAATTATCAACCAACCCGCCGATTGGTTGGGGTTGTCTCGCAAGTGTTTAGAGTATCCCTTGCAAAAGTTTTTTAGTGACTCGCCCGTGACTTCCGGGTATCCGTCCGAGTGACGATAGAAAAAAAGTTTTGTGTTCTCGCTTTGAATTATAATATTGCAACGGGTACTCATAAAAGTTTCCTTCCTTTGTTTTGGTTGGCAGGTTGAACGGTTTGAACTTTTGGGGCTTCAATGACTTCCGGTTCCTTTGAAACTTTTGGGGCTTCGATAGCCCCTAAGTTTTTCTCTGAAAAATCAGTTTCGTCCAAAGTTGTCACGGTTCCGAGAATGATTTTTCCAGATAGAACGTCTAGAGCAAGTTGAAGCGCCCCAATGTGACCGCGCAAGTCGTTCTCGTATGGACGTTGAACGGCAAAACGCCCGTCCTGCATTTTTATATAAAGTTGAGTTTTTCCGCCCTCAATGACAACTTTGCACAATTCATGATTTAAAAGTGTTTTTTTCATTTTATTTTTTCCTTTGTTTAGTTGAGGGCGCTTTTGCGCCCCCAAAGTTTAGTTTAGGCAGCAAGTTCCAAAGCGGCTTCGAGGGCAGTCTCGTTGGTTCCTTTTGCGTCCCCGAACCAAAGCGAGTCCATTCTAGAGTCCTGAGTCCTGCCCGACTCATAGGACAAGTATTGAGTCACGCCGTTGTATAGCGCCCAAACCGTGCCCCGAACACCTGCCATGTCGTTTCCGTGTCCCGTTTCAAAGAGTCTTTCAATTTCCCGGTTCAAAGTTTCCCGAGCAAGTTTTTCGCGGTCGGTTTCCGCTGCTTTGCCATTATAAAAAACTTGAGTGACGTAAGCTTCCAAGTCGCCCCGGTTGACTTGCCTTTTGGCAAGTTGACGATACTGCTCGGCAGTCGCTTCAAAAGATTGGTTGGCAAGATTGATAGTGTCCTTCAAAAGTTCTAAGTTCTCTACAACTTTTTTCGAGTGAAAAACTCGGATGAGTTTTGAGGTCTTGTCATTGTGAGCCATTGCAAGGGTATTTGCACAAACAACCCGAACCGGAGTGAAACCAACCCGGATACCTGTCACGCCGTCATGACCGTTGGACAGCATCAAATATTTTCGGACAGTATCCCCTTTGACAATTTCCATCTCTTGAGACTCAAGTCGCGCCATGATCCAAATTTTTTGGCCGCCGCGAAGACTTCCGGCAGTCTCAAAACTTGCCGCGCCCGAATTGTGAAAAACTTTGAAAAAGTCTAAGGCTTCCTGATTTTGAAGCGGTCGGTATCTTTTGCCAACGAACCCCAAAACGCTTTGGTCGGTATCCCGAACGATAGCCTTTTGCGTGACTTCCTTGCCGTCCCCTAAATAGAGGGGCTTTAATTCAACTTTCCAGTTGAGTCCGGCGAGTTCAAGTATCTGCTGAATTGAGGGCGCGTCTTGAATGACAGTCCCCAACCCGTGCCATGGTGTCTCTTTTACTGAGAACATATTCTCGATTTCATGTGCCATTGTCTTAGTCCTTTGTTTGAAGCGCCGTTAATTCAGCGCGTCATGTACTTAGTATCGGTGATACTACGGAAAAACTCAAGGGGAATTTTTATTTATTTTTTTCGTGTCCTGCATTGATACACCTGAAAGTCAAGCACTATATATTGAGATTCGACGCGCCCCGCGTCATCGACCCCAAACCTTAGCGCCCGCGTCATGGCTCGATACCCTGAGTCAAAGCCCCGAACCGAACTCGAGCCCGGCAAAAGTTCGAGACTCTCGAACCGAGTCCGATCATTCTTTTAGCAGGGAACACATAGGAAGTAATGACAGGCAAGAGATAGCTAAGTGTGTGATATTGTTAGGGATTAGTGGTTCGTGGTCACTTCTTTTGCTTGTCTTATTTTTTTATTTATTCATGGGGGGGTAGGGGTCTTGTGTAATATATCCCGATATACGGGCCGCCGGGAAATTTTGACCAAAAAAATTTTAAAAAATGAAAAAATCTAAAAAATCAGGCTTCCCAAACAATAGGAAACAGGGCAGTTTCAATTTATTCCCCCCGAACCATTTCCCAAGGAGCCCAATGGTCGACGAAAAGATCAGCCTTCAACCCATTTTACTCGACGAAAAGAACGAAACTTCCCTTTTCAATCTCGTCCCGACATGGGCGTGGGATAGATTTAAATCCATTCCCGAGGGATTTCTAAAAATGGACGCAAGGGAATTAAGAAAGCAGTTGAACCCCGGCCTTCGATTTGAGACCATAAGAGCAAGCTTCTGGGTTGAATACAATTCCGCTATTTCAACAAATCGAAAAATGGTCATGGCTCGGGTTCACGCAGGTATCTGTACCGACGACTACTTTTACAATTACATAATGACTTCTCCAATGCTACTCGCATGGATTTTAATTCCCCCCGAAAATTATCAAAAAGCTTTAGAGGCAATTTTAGTTCGTTCAACCGAACGGCTCTATGAAATTGTCAATCAAGATTTCTACAACACAAAAGGAAACCTCGATCCCCGCATCATGCAAATTGTTCTTCAAGCCCATAAGCATATTGAAGACCGTGTGAAGGGAAGTGTGGTGCAGAAAGCAGAGTTTAAGTCTCTCAACATGAATATCAATCGGGAAGTGACCGCACTAAGCGAGGATGATTTTGAGAGAAAGATACGGGATTTGAAGGCGCGGGAAAGGAAAGCCCTTGGACAATTTAATGACGGAAGCGGAAGTTCTAGCTCGGGAGAAGGCGAAGCAAGCTAAAATCCGGGAGATAGAAGAACTTGAGAGAGAAGTAAAACTCAAGGAAGGTCTTCCCCACATTTGGTCAAAAAAGCATTATGGTTGGAGTCGGGAGTTTTTGGAAACTACTAACCCCGAAGCTTTCCTATGTGCTGCCAACCAAATTGGAAAATCGAGTGCGCTCATTCGGACTTGTATTGAGTGGGCAACGAACCGGGATTTGTGGGCAACACTTTGGCCGAATAAGCTTCCCAATTTATTTTGGTATTTTTATCCCGACTACAACACGGCCTCCGATGAGTACAAAACGAAATGGCAAGAGTTTCTTCCGCGTGGGGAAATGAAAAATCATCCGGTGTATGGTTGGACTGCGGAAATGGACAAGGGGAAAATTCAGGCTATTAATTTTCGGAGTGGTGTGCGGGTTGTTTTCAAAGCGTACTCTCAGAAGAAAACGAATATTCAGGCGGGCTCTGTTTACGCTATTTTTCTAGATGAGGAATGTCCCATCGACTACCTCCCGGAAATTCAGCTTCGCTTGACGGCGACTCAAGGATACCTTCGCGCAGGTTTTACCGCGACTCTTGGGCAAGACTATTGGCGCAGGGTTTTTGAACCGTCTGGCCCAGACGAAGAACTACATTCGCAAGCGTGGAAGCGACAAGTGTCTATGTTTGATTGCGAATTTTTTGAAGACGGTACAAAATCACATTTCACCAAAGAAGTAATTCAGAAAGCTATCCAAAAATGCGGAAGTCGCACGGAGGAACTCCGCCGTGTGTGGGGAAAATTTGTAAAGAGTGGGGGATTAAAATTTGAGTCCTTCGATATTCAGAAAAATACTTCTGAAGTTCACTCACTACCTCGTTCGTGGCACGTCTATTGTGGCATTGACTACGGTAGCGGCGGGGAACGGGGACACCCGGCAGCTATCGTTTTTATTGGAGTGTCTCCTGACTACAAATCTGCAAGAGTGTTCAAAGCGTGGCGAGGAGACGATCAAATCACTACCGCCGGAGATATTATTCTCAAATACATCGAAATGCGCGGAGGTATGCAGGTTGTTCAAACTTCCTATGACCAATCGGCAAAAGACCTTCACACAATTGCTTCTTCCTATGGACTGACACTAACCCCGGCCAACAAGAAGCAAGATCAGGGCACCGAACTCATGAATACGCTTTTCAGAAATGAAATGCTCAAAGTTCAACGAGGTGACACGGAAACGGAGAAGTTAATTGTCGAACTGACTTCCGTCCTAAAAACTGTATCAAAGACTATGGCAAAAGATGACCTTGCAGACGCAACGCGCTATGCGGTCATGCCTATACCTTGGAACTGGGAAGCTATCGACGACTATTTGAAAGTGCATCCCATAGAGGGAGAAGTTTTAAAGGAGCTTCCAATTGTTGTCGAAACCGATAAGCAAAGACGGATGAGGGAACGTCGAGGCGACTACGACCGAGAACAAATTGACGGAGTAGAGCAAGAGATGGCAGCATGGAATGAGTTATATGAAAATTGATTTCAAGGAAATTAAAGATATTGTAAAGCTTTGCGCGGAAAATGGGGTTTCTCGATTAAAACTCGGGGAAATTGAGGTTGTTTTCAGTGAAAATGCGCAATTTTCGCAGAAAATACCTAAAAAATCGCAGAAAGTTAGGGATAATCCCGAGAAACGCACCGAAGTTGAACAAGATGCCATTGGACGGGCGGAAGTAAAATTGAAGGAAGAATATGTTGATAACCTTCTCCTTGAGGACCCCGCCGAATATGAACGCCTTGCAATCCAAGGGGAGTTAAGTGATGAAGAAACACTCGATAGCGGAGTTGAACAAACTCTACAATGATTCGGAGCAAGTAGATCAAGACTTGTTTTCGGAGCAAAGAACCAATATCCTTTTAACTCTAGGAAATCATTATTCCAAGAAAGGCTCGAAGTATTGGAGCCGTATCCGCGAAGCGCGGAACTTGTCAGAAGAACAAAAAGTCAGAATTACTCGAAATCACATTCAAAAAGTTGTAAAGTCCTACATTAACAACATCATTTCTCATGCTCCGGGCGTTCAACCCGTTCCAAAGAATGAAAAAGAAAACCAAGACGTAAAAGCCGCGCAGTTAAACGACTCCGTTTGGCGGGACGTTGGCGACAGGTTCACGATGCGCGAACAAGTCTACGAGGACGCGCAAGATTTTATTTCTATTGGCGAAGTCGCAATGAAAATTTTCTGGGATGAAAATGCCGGGCGATTTTTAGGTTGGGAACAACAAGTAGATGAGACGGGTCAACCCATGATCGATGAAAATGGGGAACCTGTTAATTCCGGCAAGCCTGTTTTTGCCGGGGATTTTGTATTTGAAAGAATTTACGGTTTCAATTTGCTTAGGGCAAAAGAGTCCAAGAATATGAAAACGAATGATCTTTGGATTGTTCGGAAAATGGCAGACGTTGAGGAAATAAAAGCAAAACTTCCCAAGGACGATGAGAGACAAAAGTTTGTTCAAGCAAGTGCCGACAAAACTTATGTCGTTTTTGACTCCCATAATGGAGCCATGTCCAAAGAGTCGAAAGATCAAGTTTTGATTAAGGAATTTTATTTTAAGCCGTGCTATAAATATCCAAACGGATATTATTACATTGCTACTGAGGGCGGGATTTTATTCGAGGGAGAACTTCCCGGTGGACTTTTCCCAATTATCTACACGGGTTTCGATACTGCCCAAACCACGCCTCGAGGGTATTCAATCATCAAGCAAGTTCGTCCTCTACAGGTCGAAATAAATCGCGCAGCTTCAAAAATGGTTGAACATCAAATTTCCATGGGAGACGACAAGCTCTTGCATCAAGCCGGAGCCAAGATTTCAGCGGGCGCGTCTCTTCCGGGTATTCGCGGAGTTCAATACACGGGTATGAAGCCCGAAGTTTTGCCGGGAAGAACCGGAGAACAATATTTACCGTACATTACGTCGGTTATTGATGAGCTTTACAACCTTGCGAATGTAAAAGAAGACAACGAGGAGGTTTTAAAACAAGCCGACCCGTTAGGGATGCTTTTCTTTTCTATGCGGGACAAAAAGAAGTTTTCTATCTACGCAGAGAAATTTGAACGCTACCAAATACAAAAATGTAATTTAGTCCTAAGTCTTGCGAAGCTTTACTACAATGAGGATATGCTAATTCCTGCAATTGGCAGACATGAAATTGTAAATATCGCGGAATTTAAAAATACAAATCCCCTTTCCTATGAAATCAAACTCAAGTCGCAAAACAATGACATTGAGACGATGTTTGGGCGACAAGTTGTAATGAACCACGCTTTACAGTATGTGGGGAACCAACTTGGCAAGGAAGACATTGGAAGAATTATCCGAAATATGCCTTTCGGTAACTTTGACGAGAGTTTCTCCGATTTGACCATGGACTACGACATGGCGACCAATATGATACTGGCTTTAGATCGAGGGGAACAACCAAATGTTTCCCCATACGACACTCACCAGTATATGCTTAAGAGACTGATACATCGGATGAGGCAGTCGGACTTTAACCTTTTAGACCCGATGATACAGGAAAACTATAAGGCTACAGTTCAACTTTATGAAATGCAGGAAGCCCAACAACAACAAAAAATTGCCGAAGCCCAAGCGGGCTTCATTCCGTCGGGGGGAGCAAGAGTTAAGGTCGACTACTATGTGGCAGACCCGTCGAACCCGGCAAAAGTTTCACGCGCAACACTTCCTGCGGAAGCGGTCGACTGGCTTATCAGACGACTAGGGGAACAAGGTTCCTCACAAGAATCACTTAAAACGCAAACCCAAGGGGCGGTGTCAGACATAGCACAGCTTTTCCTTGGGAACGGTAAACAACAACAACAACAACAACAACAACCGCTAACACAGGGAGAAGTCCCGTCGGCCACGCAATATAGCAAGGCCGAGTTAGCTATGTAGGCCCTGCAAGAAATCAGGGAGAAAAGGAAGTTAGGGAATGGAAACAACAACGGACAACACGCAAGGAATGGAAAGCAATATCCAACCTACCGATGCGGCAGCGGCGTCAACCGGAGGTGATACTTCGGGAGTAGATGCTTTAGCGGCGGCAGCGGCAAGCGCGACTGCAAACGCAAATGCAGGACAACCGACGTTTACTCCAAATTACAAATTCAAAGCGGGGGACTTTGAGGGAGAAGTGGACGAATTTTTACGTCCAATCATTAAGGATGCGGATACAGAAAAAAAGATCAAAGACCTTTACACAAAGGCGCATGGTCTTGATGCCGTGAAGTCGCGTCTCACTGGGGAAGTTGAGTCTTGGAAAACCAAGGCGAACGACCACATTGGGAAGTACACGCAGCTTTCTGAGTCGCTTTCCAATTTGAGCTTTTACGTCAACCGAGGTGATTTTGACTCATTTTTCAATGCCCTAAAAATTCCACAAGCTGCGGTCTATAAATGGGTTAATGCAAAAATTCAGGAGCAAGAAATGACTCCCGAACAACGTGCAGAGACTCAGAGAAACCGCGAAGAGTCTCACCGACTCTTTCTCTTGGAAAAGCAAAACCAAGAGCTTATGCAAAGACAGGAGGCTATTCAAGTGGAGCGGAATATGTCTCTGTTAGATCAAACTATTTCTTCTCCGGAAGTTTCATCTATCGCCCAAGAATTTGACGCCAAAGTCGGGATGCCGGGCGCATTTAAGACGGAAGTGTTAAAACGGGGCGTGGCTTTGTATCATGTACATGGAAGAGACCTACATCCTAGTGAAGTTGTGAAAGACCTCATGGGAACACTCGGAAAAGTTTTCCAACCTACGCAAGCAAGCGCGGGTATGCAAGGAAACCAAGGACAGGCAGCGCCTCCGCAACGGCCTCCGGTCATTCCGAATGTACAAGGAAAGTCTACTTCTCCTGTAAAAACGGCTCCGAAATCAATCAAAGAACTTCGGGAACGTGCCTCTAATATGTAGGTCGTTCTCTTAACAAAATTTTTAGGAGAATTTACAAATGAGTACAACGGCAGAATTTAACAATATGATCAATGAGCATTTGACCTATGACTTGCTTAAGGGCGAATACCTTGAGCGAGCATGGCTTATCAACAACGTCGAAAAAGACCTTAAATGGTTGGGCGGAGACGTAATTGTTCCTTTCAAGGGAGCGCAAGCGTCTTCAATCAAATTCGGCGGCTTAACGGATGAAAATGACGTTTCTAAGTACAAATATGTACGCGGAAAAGTTACGACTCAACCGGAAGCTTGGGCGACTCTTAAGTTCGATCATAAGGACTTAATGAGACACGGGAAAGTTAATGAGCAAAACTTTTTGCAAATGCTTCCCGACCAATTAGAAGAAATGATGGACTATTTCAAAATGGTTTCATCAATCCAAATGATGAGTGGTGCAGCTTTCGCAAAAGCTACCGATGACACTAACGCCGCAACGGGTGTTTTTGTTGTCGATAAGATCGACCATTTTGAATTGGACCAAAAGTGCGTTCTTGACGACAGTGTTGAAGTTCAAGTTGATGTTTACGTTATCGCAATTGACGTAAATACAAACGAAGTGACTTTCTCACTCACTCGAGGCGGCGGCGCTGCGAACTTGTCAATCTACGCGGTAGCAGACGGCGCAGCTTTCTATCATGACGGCGTTTTGGTAGGCGGTACTCCAACAAATATGTTTGCTTCGATGAAAGATATTCTTTTGTCTGTAGCAAACGGTGGCTCTGCGAACTACCTTGGATTTTCAAAACTTGCTTATCCATATTTGCAAGCATTGAACATTCCGGGCGCAGCTATCACAGAGGCGAACCTTGTTCCAAAACTTTTCGACGCTTTGACAACATTGCGTGGAAAAGCGCGTGGTCAAGGTGATACTTTCGTGATGAGCTACAAGCATTTGGGCTCAGTCATGAAGTACATCGAGACTCAGAAAGGTCCATTCAAAGTTTCTGCGGGTCAAACCAAAGCTTCTTTGTATGGTTGGACTGAAATCGAAATCACTTCTGTTAAGGGCGTAGTTAAAATCGTGGGCGTTGTAGAATGTCCAGACGATGTTATCTACCTCTTAAGCTTAAAAGCATGGAAGTTTCACTCTAACGGACTTTTCCAAAAGAGAACGTCTCCGGATGGAAACACTTTCTATGAAGTGCGAACAACTTCCGGCTATTTCTACTTAGTTGATATTTGTTTGATGGGCGAGCTTGTTTGCTCAAGCTTGATTTCAAACGCGATCATTTTTGGAATTAGCTATCCTTAATCGGATTAACTTGGGGGGAAGAATTTCTTCCCCTCATTTTTAGGGAGTACGTTTGTCGTCTATCGACTTAATTTTAAAAGATGTCGTAGACCCGTATGTTAGGGAAAACTTTTCTCGACTTGCAAGATACATTGAAAACCAAACCATTCTTGCGGGTAACTGGAAGTTTTATCTAATAGAGGTTAAAAGTGCGGTACTAAACCAAGAGTTTAGGCATAACCTTACATTTGTACCCAAAGACATTATTCTTTTGTCACTAGATGGGAACAAAAATGTAGATTTTCGCTTCGATCTATTTACAAAAGAACACATTATTTTTTCAACCCAAGGCCCCGCAGTCATGCGGCTTCTTGTTGGCTCTTATCCAGACAACGTGGGTTTTTCTCTTAGAAATCTTTCACAAGTTCCCGTTGGCGGAGCCGGAGCAATTCCCGGCGCGGTTGGGGAAATTGCTAAAACAATGAATTGCGGTCCGACTGTCTCAGTTGGGGATTGGGTTGTTCAAAGCCTAACACTAGACGACACGGCAGAAAAACTTTCCAACAACGTGGGTTCAAATCCAATTATCGGAATTGTTAAAAGCAAACCAACTTCCCTAACGTGCAATGTTGTCTACTACGGATTTTATAACTTAGCGGTTGGTCGGGGTCGGTTGTATTTAGATACATCCGGGTCGGCGGCAACAACTACAGCGCCGGGAACAGGAAATGTTCAACACTTAGGTATATCTTTTGGAAACGGGACTATACTTGTAAAACCTGAGTCAATAGTATTGAGGAGGGTATGATGAAAGAACAAAAAAATTCTCTAACTCCGGCGCAATATTGGGAATGGCGTACTACCATTGCCGAGCGAGAGATTGCTTTACAAAAATTAAATGTAACTCAATTAGAGTATAAAGTTTTAATGAGAGATGCCGAAAACTTGAGTATCAGGACTCAACTTTTCTTGCGTACTCGCATGGAAGCGGCGAAGGGCGCGTTTGAACAAGCGCGGGCCGAGTATGAGAGGTTCAAGGGAGTTTTAGAAAACGATCTTGGACAATCTTTAAACAACAAAGTCATTGATGACATTACGTTTGAGGTTAAAGAGCTTCCCGAAGAAATGAAACAACAAACGTCCGTTGAGGAACGGACAAAGGAGTAGCGAATGGCTCAAGTAAAACTTCTTAAGATTTCATCGGACGGAGTTCCATTAGAAATGGACTCTGCAGCGGACGACGTTACGTTGAACTCGTACACAGTTCAAGGCGGCGGACCCGTACTTTCTGGAACTGGTTTGGATTTAAACAATCAAGATGTTTCCGATATTAAAGACGCGGTTTTTAACAATCCTGCTACCGGAACAGTTAATCAAACTGCTGGAAATTTAGTTATTGATAACATCATGGCTAAAGAGCGTGAGAATTTAATGACTGCTGCGGGCGGTATAGCTTTCCCAGTTGTAACAGACGTTGCCGGGGAAGTTGACTCTTTTCGTTTACCACAGCTTGCGGGAACTCCAACGGCTTCTCCTACAAACGGCGGAGAAGGGCATCTTGTTTGGGACTCAACAAACGATAAGCTTTACGCTTGGAATGGAACGTCTTGGGATGACCTATCTACCGTACAGTCTGCCGGAGCCGTCTCCAATCTTTATACTGCGGGCGTTGCGCTTAATGCTTGCGAAGCGTTGTACATTTCCGCAGCGAACACAGTAGAAAAAGCCTTGGCGGATAACACTTCAAAATCTTACTTGATAGGTTTTTCGCGATTAGCGGCTCTTTTGGGGGCTAATGCTGAGGTTTATTCGGAGGGTGTTTTATCTGGGTTTTCGGGCCTAACTGCTGGGTCTAGGTATTATTTAGATGACACGACAGCGGGGGCTATTACTGCGACCGTTCCTTCGGGGTCTGGAAAAACTATTGTTCAGGCGGGATATGCTAAAAGTGCTACTGCATTGCATATTCATATTGAACAAATGGGCAGACGTGCTTAAACTTTTGGAAAAGGAGCCGAGTATGAAAATTTATGTAAAAATACTTATGTGTCTTTGTGTGTTGTTTGGGGGAAGCTTGAGTTTTGCGAAATCAACCAGAACATCTTGTTTCAAGTCTTTTAAGGCACTGGTAGGACAAACATTTAGTTCCTCTATGCCCTCTAAGAAAAATATTGTGGACAAGTGTTTGAAGGCCGCGACAGCTAACTTATCCCTTTGCATTAGTGCGGGATATGTGGCTTATGGAATTAGCCCAGAAACAGAAGATAACTTCTGTGGACTTTCTTCCGCTAAATCACAAACAGTTGTCTGCAATAAACTCCAGGTTTCTCCAACGCTTCTTTTAAAAAACGGAGGAGCTATTGTTAATAACCAAGACCTTATTTCTTGTTTAGATAACATTAAAGTAAAAGCTACTATTTTAGACGCAAAACAAACAATAACTTTTTAGAGGAGAAAAAATGAAAAAAGCAATTTTAACAATATCACTTCTTATGGGTCTTTCAGCAAGTGCTCAGTTTTTTGGATACCACAACAATTCGCTAAAATCCCCTCCGGCAGGTAGAACAAAACAGGGTAGAGCGGGGATTGATATTTGTAATAATGGACCTGTTAACGGTTCACAAAACATGTGCGCGGATAGTGGTGGAGTTATTGGAAAAGGGTCTGGTTTTAGCTGCTCTAATTGGTGTAACCTCGCTGCTCCAAATACAGGTTGTAGAGCTTCTGCGGGTTCAAACGGTTTAAACGCTGAATGTCAGGCGTGGTGTGTTGAAGTTAACCCTCCTTGCACTACTACTCCAACTGACGATATGTAGTCTCGTTGCTTGCGAGTTTAAAGACTCTACCAAGCAATTTGATGAAATACTTATCTGCTCTAATCATAAGCGTTTGGAAAGATACTGTCATGATTGGCCTTCCTCTAATGGAAGGCCCTCTTGTGAGAAATGGTGTGATGAGGATGCTCCAAATTTTTCATGTAGAGTTGGCGGTGTTTTAAACAATACTTGTAGAGAATGGTGTGCAAAAATGTTTTTAGGTGTGAAGTCTAGGAAATCAATTTGTCCTAGAGGTCTTACGTTCAATGGAAAGACATTTTACTACGATGATTTAAAATAATATCTGGGTCCCTGGGTTTTCAAGGTGATTTTCCTGGGGACCCTTTCGGCGGTATAAAATGGATAAGGTTAAACCGTTAAAAATAGAGACAGCCATTGACGGTACGCAGACCGACCCTTTTCCAGTTGAAGCAAATCCAAATCAAGATTATCTAGCAACAAAGGGAATTTCTTTTGAAAACACGATTGATAAATATATTGATTGCAATCCTTCTGGGGCTATACGTTTTCGCGATCTTGTCGAAATCAGTCCTGTAGAGCTTTGGAAGTTAAGACGTGCGCTTTATGAGGTATTTGATCCAACTGGGTCAATACTTGTATCAACAAACACAGAGGATGCGGTAAAAGAACTTTCAGCAATTGCTCAAAATGCAAGTCGAGCTTTTGTTCTTGGCTACTACGGAGGAAATGCGAATACTGGTAGGTGGCTAGAAATTTTTCCAAATATCCCTACGAACGACGCGCCTTTAGAAGTGGTAAACGCCTTAAAAATAATGGCCATTTTTTCCAGGACTGTGTCACCTTCCGCAAATTGCACAATTGGTTGGTATGACATTCAAAGTGGAACTCCGGTATTACTTAGCACAACAACATTTTCAGCCGCGAAGAAAGTGGTGCAAATCGGTTCCTATTCAAGCCCAGTTTTCACACTCCCAGCGGGAGGCCAGTTAGCTGTAAGGGTTGACTCTGGTTCAATTAATAAACCCCACATTTATTTCACAGCCCAAGGGGGGTAAATGAGAGTAAAAAATAATTCAGGAGCAAGTGGTGTTTGGTGCGGTCAAACAATAGCGAACGGCGAGTATTACACAATCCAACAACAAGAATTGGTTAGGTGGCAGTCAGACGACGCGGTAATACTTTCTCTGTCAAATGGAGCACTCATCGGAAATGATGGCACAGTCGATTTTACTGCCGCTATTGCCGTTAAGTATTTGCTGGGTTCCGCCGTAGAGGTTACAAAATTATCCGAGGCCGAGCCCTTCGCGAAGCCGACTTATCGAACAAAATTAAACGCGACTGCGGACATAGTAACAATAGCCCCGAACACAACGGGAGAAATAAACTTCCAACTTCTTTCCGAAAGATATGTTACCGGAGGTTCTTTAGTTGTTAAAAATGCGGTTATTGGGGATTTTATTACGGCGGAAGTAAAAGACCTCGACGGAGTTATTCCTGAAATTTACCGACCCGCTCTTTGTGAAGCGCATCCAATTGTCTCTGCGTATATCGAAAAACATTGGGTGGAGGTTCAGGGGGAATATTCCAACATGAAAATAAACACATACCCCCTAAACGCAAAAATTACTCCGGGGCTTTATCTTTGTGTAAGCTATCACGCGGTCAATTCTGGGTCTAATCGGGAGTTGGGAGTGAACTATCACTTGACCAAAAAGCTATGAGAAAAATAATTCTCGGATTTTCAAAACCAAAAAATAAATTCCTCCCAATTTTTTCCTGGGCGATAAGACTTGTTGAGTGGACACCTTACTCACACGTCTTTGTGCGCATAAAATCAGAAAGCTTGAGCACGACTTTGATCTATCAAGCCAGTGGAACACAGGTAAATTTCATGGGGCTAAAACACTTTGAAGACGCGGCGCATATAATTAAAGAATTTGAGTTTGATATTTCAGACGCCCATTACTTGGAAATGCTTAGGTGGGCAGTACAAGAGGCCGGGGCTCCGTATGGTTTGAAAGCAGTCCTTGGCATTTTTCTTGTTAAATGTTTCAATTTAAAGAGAAATCCTTTCTCGGACAAAAACAAGACGTGGTTTTGCTCGGAATTAGCCGGGAAAGTTTTGCGGGATTTCATTGGGGTGTATCTCAAGGAAGACGAGTTGGAAATTGTAGGCCCTCGTAGAATTTTTGAAATATGCTCTACAATTCGGAGGACCTACTAATGGCAAACGAAGCTACACTCACGGAACAATTACTTTCTCAGGCAAAAGCTTTAGTCAAACAATACATCGAATTTGACGGAAACGACAGACCAGTAAAAGTCTACACGGCCCCAACAAACGCAAAGGGAAACATTCCATGCACAGTAACGGAGTATATTTACGTTTCCCCTACCTCAACCCTTGTTAAGGCTAGAAAAGAAGGACATTCGGTTTGGCAAGCCATTTGGGACGCAGACTTCACAATATCAGAATAGGAGTTCCAAGTGATATTTGAACATCAAAGATTTGAAATTTGGAACCTTGGACAACATCCTTATAAACATTCCCTAGCAGAATTTTCTTTCACAAATCCCGCCCTGCCCGGAGTTACAAACGTACAAGGTGCGCTTAATTGGATGCTTGCAGTTTTATATCCAAATGCAAAGGCGGCGGTAGCAGACCCCGCGTCTCTTCCACTACTCGGCAACACTATCAATGATTCTCGAGTCGTTCTAGACGACGGAGACGGAAAAGCAGCTTCCTACCGTTGGGAACAAAGAGAAGGCGACGTTGCTCCGAAGTGGTATAAGGTTATGGACATGGATTGGTCAACGGACTCAATCCTAGCCGGATACTTAGACGTGACCCAAGAGTTGTATGTTGTTCGAAGAGGACGACAAGACACGGATGATTTGGGCGCAGTTATTGCAGGAACTTTTGCCGGACAAACTATTTACGGCGGAACTCAAGCCAACCAAAACTTAACTCTTCGGGCGAACTCCGGAGACGGAGTAGGTCCTTCGACGGGATACGTTCAAGTCGACGATAATTTTCGCCCAGCGGTTAATGGCGTTTATTTTCTCGGAACTTCGACAGAGAGATTTCTTGAGGGATACTTCACACAGGCCATTGAAGTAGGGAATCTTTTAATAGAAGACGGAACCATTTCCCACTCAAGCGGTCAAATAAGTTTTGACAACGAAAACTTAGTTACTACCGGATATTTCTCGGCGTCGGAGGCGCGTTTAAGCGATAAGGTTACTGTTAGAGGTGGAAGTCCGGATGAATTGATTATTTCTGGAGATGGAACAAACCCAACTTTTTCAGCTACCTCAAATCAATTTACGTTTAACGGACAACTAAGACCCACGACGGGGCTTTACACGACAGCTCTTGTTGAAGCCGGACTGCTGCAAATTACCGACCCTTTTTGGAGTCAAGGTGGAATTTTATATGCTGAGGCTGATTTCCAGGGAAATTCTTATTCTAGAATATTTAGTTCTCATGGGATTTTAGCTTTCGGTGGAAATTTACTAACAGATATTGGAAATATGAATGTTAGTAATATTATTACTTGCGCAATTTTAAAATCTTCGCAGACAATAATTGCAAATGACAACACAGCTTTAACATTAACGATTTCAAATGACGGTGTTAACCCAACAATAATATCCACATACACGGGGGAAACATCTTTTGGTTCCGACACAATAAGCGCGGGTTATTTATCTGCTAGCACTGGGATAACTGCGGGAAATATTGATATTACTGGAAACCAAATTTTATCAACCAACCTAAATGGTGATATTAATATCACTACTAATGGAACAGGTAAAATTTTAACTTCCGCAGATATTATTCCCGCAAACGGCTCTGATATTGGAAACGCATCTTTCAAACTCGATAAATTATTCATTGACGGACAAATTAATAACGGAACCGACAACATAGCTATTTCAACGCTTCTAAGTCTTAGAAGCGGAATTTGGCGAGACCTAGGGCAAACTATCCCCGCACAAGACGGGGATACTTTATTTTGGGATGCGGTAAATAGTGTTTGGCTTGCAAATCATCCGGACACAGAAATTTTTCACGACGAAATTTCCAACCTCACTACAGGGGACGCAGGACATACTCAGTTTGTTATGCTTGCAGGACGCGCCGGAGGACAGACCGTTTACGGCGGAACTCTTGCCAGCCAAAACTTAAACCTCGACTCAACCTCTAGCGCCACAAAAGGCGTCATCACTTTCAATAGCAGACTAGAACCCCTTTCAACTGCCGCCTTCTCGGGAAGTTGGTCGGGAATTGATGTTGGAAGCTCATCTAAATATTTCAATGATCTTTATATGCGAGGAGAGGCTAAGAACCTTCGCCTCGAAAACTTTACCTTTGCAACACTTCCAAGCTTTAGTGCGCAAAACATCGGTCGGATAATGTACGCGACCGACACGCAAAAAGCCTACATTGATATTGGGACGGCAATCAAAGTATTGGGCGTTTCCAAATTTATCTCAGACACGGCTTGGAACGGCTCAGACACAACAAAAGATATTGTCGTGTCGGCAGACATTCAAGACGCAAGAAACGCAATGTGGGCACTACACGACAACGCAAATGATTTTGATAGAATTTATTGTTCGATAAAGGCCATTTCCGCGACGACAGTTCGGGTGACAGTTTCTCCCGCATTGCCCGCAGGGTCTTATCGCTTAATTGGAATTGAATAGGGGGAGTTAATGAAAATATATGGAAATCTAGAACGGGCACAGATTGAGGCTCTTGGCGCAGACCCTACCGGAGCCGATCTTGTAGTTGGAAGACTTTGGTATAGAACGGACACTAAAACTTTTAAAGTTTACGACGGTACAGCGATTCAAGAGTTTGTTGATTTAGCTTCCGCGCAAGTTTTAGCTTCTAAAACTTTAACTACTCCAAAAATTGACGACGCGGCTTTGGTTGAGCAGATAACTACTCCGGCAAATCCTCCGGCGGGTTATACCAAAGTTTACACAAAAGCCGACAATAAGTTGTATGCGCTAAGCCCGGCGGGAACAGAGAGAGAGCAAGCGGACTTAGATTCAACACAAACTTTTCTAAATAAGTCGTTAAATAATCCGGAGCTTATTGGGTCTGCTTTAGTGCAACAAATAACTACTCCGGCAAATCCGGCCTCCGGAAAAAATAAACTATACTTTAAAGCAGACAATAAACTCTACACACTAAACTCTGCGGGAACAGAGGAGGCGCTTCAATCGTCGCTTGTGCTTCCATTTATCCCCCCCACGTTTAAACAATTCACGGCGGTAGGTGCGGACACTTACTACCTTAACTATGCTTTTATCATAAGTGCTGGAAGTGCTACGGCTGGGGCTACTTACACACATAACGGATTTACCTACACTGTACATGAAACTGTTTCGAGTGGAACGCTAATTTATTTACGAGGAACAGGTGCGCCCCTTACAAGCGGGACACTCACAAAGACGGGTGGAACAGGTGACGCAACACTGACCTTCTCACAGTATGTAGCGCCAAAATACCTCCAAGTCCTTGCCGTGGGCGGCGGAGGCGGAGGCGGGGGTAGTGGGACAGCTTCAAGAGGAAATGGCGGCACAGGGGCGGACACTACTTTTAGCACATTATTGACAGCGACAGGCGGAAACGGCGGTAATAGCTCCGTGTTTGGAACACAGGGAGGCGGAGGAGGAGTCCCTACGATAACCGCTCCGGCTATAGGAATATCTGTGAGGGGACAGTTTGGTGAAAAGGGTGTTGTCGGTGTCGCGGGAACATCTCAAGTAGGTGGCTGTGGTGGAAACTCACCTTACTTTGGTGGGGGTGGGCAGGGATAC